AAGGCAACATTACTAAAGAGAGAAGTAGACTACTATAATGCTACACAATTAGCTCTTAAACTCGTACTAAATGGTAGTTACGGGGCATTTGCGACACCATACTTTATATTATTCAACACACACGTAGCGGGAACAATAACTGCTCAAGGTAGAGACCTAACCAAAACAATGGATAGGGTAAATGAAGATTATTGGTATAATCAATGGCATTTTGACTTTGAATTACACAGGAGAGCTTGTATCGAAGATGTTACACAGATAACAAAAGAGGAACCAGTATCAATATACGCCGATACTGACTCATTATTCGTATCATTCAAACCAGCTATCGACCACTGTAAATGGCAAAATTTAAAATTCAATAGAGATTATCTTGATAGTGTTGATAAAAAATTCATCATTCTATCCAAGACACCTGTTTCATTCACTAATGATAATTGCTTAGGTAAAGCAAAAGATATCGAAGAATTGAAATCTCTATTATCGACCGACTATGAAATGATAATAGCTGATGGTAACTTTGTAAAGAACAGAGATCTAAATAAGATAATTAAGTCAGGTGGTATCAATTGTGATATTATATGGAACTGGTCTACTGAATTAGACCTTATACATGGATTAGACCATTATAGATATGGTGGGTATTTCAAAAAGTGTCTTGAAGAATACGCGGGAAAATATGGAGTAGAAAATAAAGAAGACTTTGAGTTAGAGAGGATTTCAGAATCAATTATATCAATAGCTAAGAAGAAGTACATACAACATATCTTATTTGAAGATGGTATACCATACGATAGATTGAATTACATATTCCCTAAAGGAGTTGAACTTGTAAGATCATCTACGCCAGCATTCGCTCGTGAGAAGATTGTTAATATTGTTAAATATCTTTTCTCCAATCCAGACACCTTTAATATTAAAGACTTATTAAAGTTAGTTAAACAATTGAGAAAAGAGTTTGAGTTGGCTGACATTGATGATATTGCAATGCAATCATCTTGTTCCAACTATGAGACAAAAGTATTGAATGATAAGTCGCTACCTTTACAATTCGTTTCTGGATCACACTTTGCGGTAAAATCAGCAGCCTACTACAACTACTTACTATCTAAGGATAAAGATGCTCAAGCTAAGTACGAGACAATAAAGTCAGGTACAAAGATTAAATATTATTGTTGTAAAGATACATCTATCAATGATACATTTGCTTATATCAGAGGAGCTTATCCACATGAGTTTGCACCACAAATTGATTACGATGAGCAGTTTTTGAAGTCCATTTTATCCCCAATTAATTCGATTATTGACCCGTTGGGTATGCCAGAGATAACAAAGAGATTATCCGTAGTAATGGATATATTTTCAGGGATGAAGGGATCAGGGATTTAACCTTCCCATCTATTACCTTTAGATAAATTCTCATTTTCCCACAGAGGTTGGAAATTACTAAAATGATTTAACTCTATTATTTCTGATTCTGAGTTTGCCCAAGAAACTGGTCTAATATGGTCCAAATGCCACTCACCATAATTTGACCAAGTCATCCCGTCTTTAAATTTTTTCTCAATAAATAATTTGAAATCCGATATTTTACAACCTAATATTTCCTCGCTTCTATATTTTTTAGAATATCCACCATTTTTAATCGAGTAGTTTATTAACTTTGATATAGATTCTTTTAATTTAAAAAGAGGATCTTTCCTTCTTTTAGAAATGTATATTCTTTTAGCTTCTCCTATTTCAGATTTATGTGTATTCTGGTAAATGGAATTGAGTTCTTTTTGTCTATCTTTGTTTTTCAAATGGTACTCCTTTTTATACTCAAGTAGACTATCCCTATTTGATTCATAGTAGTTTTTTTGACATTTGATAGCTTCCTCTTTATTACTATTATAATAATTATTGGATTTATTCTTTACATATTCAGAATGCTTGTCATAATACCTTTTAGCATCATCACTCTTACATGATTTACAACAAAAATAATACCCATCTTTACTTTTTGAATGTTTCGTAAATTTAGACACATCTAGTATAAGTTCACACTTACTACACTTCTTTTCCATGTGTTATATATATTAAAAATAAAATGGATATTTTCGGAGGTTAAGAAACTAAATTAACCTTAGGTACTAAGAAGTAAGATCCATGAGCTGTAACATTTTCTGATTTGAAAATGTGTGTCTCCTTATCATTTGATACTACTAAGTAGTCAGTCTTAAGTGATTTCAATACACCATCACAGAATACAATATATTTACTGTCATCTTTTTTAAATGATTCCATATATGATAATGGTTTAACTTGTATTGTATATCTTTTATTCTTGTATTCAAAAATTCCATCTATTCCAGAAATATCTTCAGCAGTAGTTGGACTTTTAATTTCAACATCTACACCCCTTTTTTGTTTAAGTGCTCCCTTGAAAAATGAGAAAGCCTTGTCCTCAAAGGATGATCCTTTCTTTGATGTATTCTCTAATAATCTATAAACAGCATTGAAGTACTTACCAGTTGGATGAAATAAATCATTTCCGTGTTCTTTAATAAAATTGAATAAATCTTCTTTATTCTTAACTCCCGACTTTATTGCATTGTTTGGATCGAAAACAATCATCTTTAGTAATGTTCTATTATTTCTAGCTTTTGATAAATATTCAGAATTGATAGTTTTCCCATCCATCTCGAACATCTTATTGGTCTTAACATTATCACCATAGATTTGTGAAATTATACCAGCTATTATATTACCCAACTGCATTCTTTCTGAATTAGTTAATACAATACCTCTTGGTAGTCGTAATTCCTGATTATTAAAAGAAGCGTATTCTAAAATGAATTTCATATTAGTATATATAAATAATCAATATATAAAATATGAAAAAGGACGAAATATACCCATATTACATTCTCTATCTTGAGAATAGATTGCAAAGCGGTAGACTAAGCAAAGGGTCCTTTAATCTAATGAAAATGTCAAAAACAGCATTTGATGACTATAAATATCGATTTGAGAATGATGAACTTTTCAAAAAGAAACAGATAGAACTTATAAAGTCTGAGGAAAGAGACAAAAAAATAGATGACATATTTGATGACATTGATTGATGAGATAGTTATTAATGACACTAATATCAGGTTTTACAAAGGTATAGATTTTGAAATGATATTAAACCATCCTAAGGATGGATCAAACGGCATGTTATACTTTTTCATAGATAAGTGGAGTGTTGTTGAACAAGTACACAATAGACAGAATACCATTAACTCACTACTCAATGAATCAGAGGAATTATTAGACATTCACAACATTGATAATAATTACATCGTAATATATCAGACAAATGGAGATACAGATGTCGTTTACTCTTGTGTTAGAGATAAACTAAATACATTCAAAGAAGATCCTTGGATACCACAGTATAATTTGATGAGTAGACGATTTAATATATAGTATTAATGACTAACATGAGACATCTAATGAGATACGAGGGATATTCGATTCAAGAAAGAATCGATGACATATTGGATAAGATTTCTAAATATGGCACGGAATCTCTTTCTCCTTTAGAAAAGGAATTTTTAGATGCTTATTCTAAAGGAAACGAAAAAGAAGTACACGACAAAATAGCAAAAGAAGAACAAGAGTCTGTTTTTGAAGACGATAGTGGATACTTCAAATTTGAACATTCAGAAACAGAAGACTATGGTGATGAGATACATTATATCGGTACACTATATGTTCCAGACTTGGAACTACCTAATGGTAAGAAAATAGAGGGTAGATTAGAGGGAAGAATAGTGTTATATAAAGAAACAGGACAATCATCTCCTGATTTCTATTCAATACAAAAAGACCACAGTGGAGAAAACTATGATGTATTCGAGTTCTGCAATGGATTGGAATATGAGTTAGATAACTTCATAGACTATGTTGTATCAGAATTAGAAGAAAAAAAGTAGTATTACTAATTTAATATATACTATTACAAAAAAATGAATTGATTATGAGAATTATTAAAAACTATGAACAATACATCAAAGAAAGTAAAAAAATCAATGAAGACATTGAAGAGTTTGATGATGTTCCAGAAAATGAAATGGGTTCTGATGATCCTCTAAATCAAGGGATAGAGGATGAGAATCCTGAATTCAACGATGAAATGCCAGAAGGTGAATTACCACCATCTGAGATCGGTGAAGAAGAGGAAGAAGAAAACTCAATTGAAATGGGTCATGAATCTTCTGAAGAAGAAGGTGAAGAGGAAGAAGGTCACCAATACAAAGGAAATCAAATGTTAGCTAAATTAGCTGATATGTTGGGAACTGAAGTTAGTGGTAACTCTATAAACTATAATGGTAAGAAAATAAATTTCTTCTCTGAGACTGAAATGTATCATGTTGATAGACAAAAATTCGCAACAGCTGAAGAAGTTGTTGACTACTTAAATAAAGTAGAAGGAGAAACTCCAAATGAACCAACTGAGACACCATCAATGGGAATGGAAAACGAACCTGAGTTTTCTGAGGAAGAATTAGAAGAACCAGCGATGATGGAATCTAAAAAACACAGAAGCTATAGAAAAACAAGAAAATTTGAAAGCTATAAGAAATAAAAAAAACCCACTCATTTGAGTGGGTTTTTTAATTTTTACTGACCTTCTTCTACTGGAGGTGTATCTGTTCCAGTTCCACTGGCTTCAGATTTTTCTTTCTGTATCTTGTTAATTGTATATCCACAGATAATACCTTCAACAGATGCCCAAATTACTAAATCATAAACATCCATTCCATCATACTTTTTCATAAAGTACATCACCATACCAAATTGCATAATAATGAAAGCGATACCAGACTCAATTCTTTTTTTAGAGAAATATGAATCCTTGTTAGAATAGATATTTACAATCTCTTTAAGTACGAACTTAAAGTTATTCCATCCGAAAAACCCATCCTTTATCAGACTGGTCTTAACAGGAGTAGGAACTTCCTTGTTGTTTTCTTTTTTCATAGTGGTAATATTATTTTTTATAGTTATAGTATATATCTTTTTAGGAAAATGATAAATCAGAATATATACGTTATGTATGAAATTGATTAAATTGTTAAAATTCCTTTATAAATCAGAGCACTCGCATTTCATATCTGTTGATAAAAAAACCTATTTTAGGTGGAAGTGGTTAATTAGATTGGCGGTGGGGATGAATAAAAACTATAAATCTTGTGAAATATTTCGAAAGAAATATAAGATTATGGAAGACTTCGTTGTGGTTGGATTAAAATACAACGGTAAAAATGTTAAAAGAAGAACTAGCGGATACGCTAGAGAGTTCATAAGTGAGAATAAAAATTCTATCTGTATATACTGTGATTCAAAACTGACTCACTCTAATGCAACAACAGACCACATAATACCCATATCAGAGGGTGGAAACAACTGCCAAGTTAATCTTATAGTTTGTTGTAAAGATTGTAATAATGAAAGAGGAAATATGGAATTTGTTTCATATTTGAAAATAAAGAAACCCGACTTCAGAAAAGTAAAACAAGTGTTTATTTAGTCCCACATAGACCTAAACTCTCTTCCGTAATCTTTATCTTCCTTCTTCTTTCTCTTCTTGAATTTAGGAATATACTTTATATCCATAATGTCCTTACTGAAGAAGTTATCTAATTTTAACTTCTCATATGCACCCGGTGTTATCTCAGATAATTTACCTAAGTCCTTTACCTTGCTTATCCTATGTAGTAGCTTATAAGGATCTTCAACACGTTTCTTACTAACTATATCTTCAAAAAGCTTTTGCCATAGAAAAACACTATATCCTTCTCTTAGTTTTTCTTCAGTCTTCTTATAACCAGCCTCATCATTGTCGAAAAAGTATTGTAAATCCAAGTTATTATTTTCAAGAAACTTGAAATCAGTATTAACACCAACCAACCCTATTGAATTAGGATAGAATAACGAGTCTATATATCCTTCAAATACAGTTATTTTTTCATTAAAATCAACGTTCAATATATTGAAGTAATAAGATAACTTATTATAAATAATCATCTCATTCATATCGGTGTCAGCTTCTTCACCATGTACCCATTTATATAAAGCTTCATAATTGTATATCTTGAAGAATCTTCTCTTACCCTCTTTTAGATTACGAACCTGAGCTCCCAGAACTTTGGATCCTCTTCTATTTAACATAACAATTATCCACTCACTTTCTTCTTCACCTTTCCAATACTTTGCTTGATAAATATTCTTATGCATCTCTGGAGTTATTCCTCTACCAAGTAAGTATTTGTAAACTCCCCCATTTACTTGTATAGGTTTGAAGTCCGATATTGGGGTTTCATGTGAGTTAAATACCACCTCTAATTGAGACATATCAATAAGGTTATCAAACTTAGCATCAACAAAGTCATCTTGATAATCAGCATAGGTCATCACACTATCCAAGTGTTGAATAATCTCCATCTTTTTATCTGGGTCAATTACTTCATTGAAGTCCTTACACATCCTATCAAAAGATGTTTTCTTATCACAGTTAAAGCAAACAAATACCAGTTTATTGAACCAGATATTACCTCTTTTCTTATAAGCAGACCTATGACTATCACCACAATAAGGGCAAGCGAAATTCAATCTATCGTGAAAATCAACTATTTGTCTTTTGTGTTGATTTGCGTGTGATTTATTGAGTATCTTCTGAAGAACTGACTTTATATAGACTTTATCCATTGTAGGTTATATTACTAAACATTTCTAAGTTTATTTTTATAATTATTAGAAATTCCGTATATTTGTATAAATATTGTATATTATGTTAAAAGGTAAGTTTATAAAGACAATCACAATCAAAGATTATAAGTCTGGTGGTGTTGACGTTGAGTTCTCAATATATGGTGTTTTCAATACAGAAAAAGTACATTGGGACTACTATGTGGTGTCACATACAACAGGATCGAGTGGTAAATACTTAATGACAAGTGATTTACATAAATATGAAATGTCAATGACCATTGACAATATTAGGTCATATGGTAAAAGATTTGATACAAAAGAAGAGTGTGATAAGTTTTTAACCGAATATAAAGATAAGTGGGAACTTGCTACAAATGACACAAGATCTGAAAATAGAGATAAAAAAATAACTGACGTATTAGGAGACAAATGATTGAATTCGCAACTATAACAATATCGGGATTGTTTTTTCTATATCTTGGATATAGAATTGGATAAAGAAGAACTAAGAGTAAGCTAGATAAACAAATATCATTTTATGACTCTTTCATAAAGGACGATGGGACAGGTAGATATGGTGTAGTTAGAGTAACTGATGGGTATTCGGGATTAGCAACAATAGAAATAAGAGAAATAGCTTCAGCTTCTAGAGTATATAAGGGTACTACTGAGAACTGGGTGAAATTTCAAATACTAAAAGTTTACCCTGACTACGGTTGTGGTAAATCAATGAAAGAAATATTAGAAAAATATGGATACTCAGAGTGGTGTACTGAAAGAGAAGTCATTTGGTTTGATGATAATGATGCCAGAATGAGAGACGAGAAGTTGAAAAATTTACTAAATAAGTAATGTTCAAGGATTATAAAACATATAATAAAAAGTATTTACTCGGTGATATACACGGATATTGGGGAGTTATTGCTCAGCATATCATGCACTACCTTGAGAAAAATATCGCCTACATACAAGTAGGTGACTTTGGTATTGGATTCAATAGTGTAGAAAAAGAAGGAGAGAGATTGAAGGAACTAAACAAGATATTGGATGAATATGAGTGTGACCTTTATGTTATTAGAGGTAATCACGATAATCCAGATTGGTTTAGACCAGCAAATGATCCAAGAAATCTCAACGAGATAGTTGCTGTAAAAATGCAATTAAACAGAATTATGTTTTTACCTGACTACACTGTATTGAATATCGACTTAGAAAATATTCTATTCGTGGGTGGTGCAGTCAGCATAGACAGAGTACCTAGCAGAATGAAGAATTATACTGCTTGGTGGGAAGATGAAATCTTTTTCTTAGATAAAGATAGATTAAATGGTCTTGAAGGTATTGAGAGAGTTATCACTCATACTGCTCCAAATTTTGTTGAACCATTAAAGTTCAATGGACTTGTATATAATTATGCGATGAATGACAAAGATTTATTGGATGATTTAAGAAAGGAAAGAGAACTTGTTACTGAAATGGCTAACATTATAATGTTGAATGGTAAGAACAACTTAAAAGGTTGGTACTATGGTCATTTCCATAACGATTATAGATTCTTACACAATAATATGGAGTTTGTGTGTTTGAACATAAATAGATTTATGCAGTTATAATGGAAGAAATTGTAGGAGTTGCTAAGTTTAGAATTAAAATTATCAAGTGTAGCCATGATAAGTATTGGTACCATGATAAGGTTGGAGAAGTTTTCTCTGTTGTCGACACTTGTGTTCGTGATTATTACATAAAAAGTAAGAACGGTGGTAACTATGGTGTATTAAAAATAGATGCTGAAATAGTATCAGAATAAAAAAACCCTCTTTTTAAGAGGGTTTTTACTTTATTTTCTTTTCCTTTTATTAAACTTTTTTGAAAACTCTTTTGATGTATCACTTAGGTATTTAACCTGTCTTTTCATTTGATTGTGAAAGTCATCTTGTCTTGTATCCTTATCAGCATTATATAACTTACTTGTCATATTATTAAACTGAGTAAAAGGTAAAACAGAGGATTCTGTACCAGGTGCTTGATATGAACTTTCCATTGTTCTAACCATTTTAGTTACATCTTCTGGGTTTTTAGTGTTCTTAACAACAAACTCCTTTATTTTAGGGAATCTTTCTTTATGTAAGTTTGCAACTAAATCCTCGATGTGTTTAACATTCTTAACATCATCATCAGAAAAACCTATCTTGGCATCAATACCGATTGCCTGTGCGAATTTATTAACCTTATCTTTAAATTCGATTAAAGCTTCTTCTTTAGCCTTCTCAGGTCCTTGTGGAGTACCACCTCTGGATGGTGCAGAAACACCAACTAAATCACATTGGTCTAAATATCTCTTAACAAGAGGATTTTCAGATGGTCTACCCTTTAGTATTCTAGGGTAATCAACCTCATCTCTAAACATATAGGCATACTTTAATAAGTAGTTATACATTTGTTCTTGTTGTTCTGGTTTTAGAATTTCATCAATGATGTATTCTAATCCTTTTCTCATTGCTGCTGGTTCATGACCTCTTGCTGTTATTATAGCAAAGATTGAACCATGTGTAAGACATTCAATGAAATCATTCCAAGCTGGACCAAATCTACCTTTTGATATTGCATCCTTAACATCAATTAGGAACGCATCTTCACCTCTTGGTCCATTATCTCTGAACTCAGAAAAGGCATCAGGTGCTATTCGATAGTTTTCGCTATCATTTCTAACAATAGCAAATTCAGATGTAGATACATCCACTGGTATCCATGTATCACCTTCTTTCTTTTCCATGTGGATAACAGTTGTCATCCTTAGGATGTTATCATCCCAGTCGAAAGCGTAATACAATAGATGTTCAGGGTCTTTACTTTCCTTTAGGAATTGACCAAACTTTAGAACACTCATTATATTATGATGTTATTTTTTAGACTTGTTGATGAATGATTGGAAAGATTCTAACTTTAAAGACTCATTAGACTCTTCTTCCTCTTCTTCAGCTTCTTCTTCAGCTTCTTCACCGAATTCTTCAGCGCCTTCACCTTCTTCTCCACCAAAGTCTTCTTCCTCTTCACCTTCTTCACCACCGAAAGGCATCATTTCGTCTTCGCCGCCTTCTTCACCTTCTTCACCACCTTCAGTTGGCTCAAGTGTAAATTCTTCAACGACTTCTTCGTCTTTTTCTGCTCTAACAGTTATACGACCATCGACTTCTTCGATTTCGATCTCATAACCACTAATTTCAATTTTAGTTTTCATATAAGTTTTATATTTTTCTGTATATATTAATTTTCAATACACACATTTTGTAAATTAAACTTTACTCAGTTTTCTCATAAAAATAAAAAAGAATAATTACTAATGCACGATTTTAGAAAATTCGCAACAAAACACCAAAAGATTAGTAGTACTTATTTTGATGACTATTTTAATAAGATACAAAAACAAAACAATACACTTCATATTATCGATGACTCAGTAGAGGGAATGATAGTTGATGTATATTCCAAGTTACTTGATAATAGAATTATATTCTTATCCACTGAGATGGATTCAGAAATATGTAATGTTATAAAAGCACAATTACTATATTTAGAGAATATAGACCCAAACAAAGACATAAAAATATACATCGACTCACCTGGTGGATCCGTTTATTCAGGATTGGGATTATTAGATGTGATGGAACTTGTAAAGCCTGATATAGTAACAGTAAATACTGGATTGGCAGCATCAATGGCAGCAGTTCTATTGTGTAGTGGAACAAAGGGTAAACGAAGAGCTCTTAGAAGAAGTAGAACAATGATACACCAACCATTAGGTTATGGTGGATGGGTTCAACAAGCATCTGATATGGAGATAGAAGCTAGAGAAATAAACTCACTTAAGAAGGAATTATATGAGTTAATATCAGAAAGAACTGGGCAACCATATGAAAAGGTACACAAAGACGGTGATAGAGATTACTGGATGAGTGCCGATGAAGCCAGAAAGTACGGAATGATAGATGAAATAGTTATCAAAAGAAAGTGAGTAAGTTAATGGACATAAATAACTTAAAAAGAGAGGATAAGATACACCGACTGATATTAGACGTTTCAAAAAAACATCAGATAATAAGTCAGTATCAACAACCTAGTATATTAACTGATGATGAGTTATATGTTTTATTTAATGAAATTGTAGATGATATCTATCAAATAACTGAAATGCCCAAGTTTGAGATTTTGGAAAAGGTTTTTGAAGATGGAAGACACAAGTTAATGGCAAGATCCATCTCTTGTTTATCAATAAAAACAGACTCTATTGAAAGTTTAGTACAAGAAGTAAAAAAGATGACAGAGGATAAATATTGTATATTCTATAATATAGAGAAATATAAAGAATATGGAATACAAGAAAAAACGTTCTATCACTTTAGGTCGGCATTTAATCAAGATAAAGCAAGGAAAAGAAATAAAGTAATAAGAAATATTTTGGGAGAATGAATATAATCTATAATGAAGATAATTTAATAACAATGAGTAGAATACCAGATAAGTCAATATCTGGTATTATTACTTCACCGCCATACAACATCACTACTAAGAGGAAAGATTCCTATTATAACAATGGGTACTCAGATAGTGATAATTTATCCGAATCCGAATACTTAGAAAGAAGAACATTAGAGTTCAAAGAATTCTCACGTATAATTGATGATAGAGGAGTTATATGCTATAACATATCATATCATAATGAGAATCCGATACTACCTACCCTATTGATGGCCAAAATTCACAATGAGACTGACTTAACGGTTGCTGATATAATAACGTGGAAGAAGTCAAATGCTATTCCATTTCAAACAAGTCCAACTAAATTATCAAGAATTTGTGAATTGGTATATGTGATTGTTAAAAAAGACCACTTACACGACTTCATAACAAATAAACAAATTAGTAAAATTAATAAAAAGACAAATCAAAAATTCTATAAAAACTATACAAACTTATTAGAAGCAAAGAACAATGATGGTGTTAAATGTAAATTGAAAGCATCATTCTCAGAAGACTTTGTTAAAGGTTTATTGGATATTTACTTCCCTATAAATTCGGTGATATATGACCCATTTATGGGAATAGGAACTACAGCAAGAGCTTGTAGGTCAAGTAATAGACAATACTTAGGATCAGAATTGGATAAAGAACATTTTGATATTTCCCAAACACTTTTAAAATAAAAAACCCACTCTAATGAGTGGGTAATTTCTTAAAGAAATAAAATTATTTATTCTTTGGAGCATTCTTAACTGGCTTTTTAGGAGCTGGTTTAGAAACTTTCTTAGCTGGAGCCTGAGCCTTAGCTTTATCAGCGTTTGGTTTTTGAGCCGGAGCCTTTTTAGATTTTGCTTTTATTTCTTTAGCTGAAACCTTTGATTCAGCTACTTCAGCCAATCTTTCCTCCATAACTTTTGTAGGCTCTTCTTTAACTGGTTCCACTTTTGCTTCAACTTTTGGTTCTTCAACCTTAGCTTCAACTACTTCTGGTTTAACAGGAGACTCAACAACTGCTGGAGTTACTACTTCTTCTGACTTACCAAACAATTTTTTCCATAAAGATTTTAATCCCATAATTTTCGTTATTTTTTATTATATATCAAATATTCCACTGCCCCTTCATAAAAAACCTCAAAAATTCCAAGATGAACATATGAAATTATTTTATATATAATATAACAATGAAGTTTAGATATGAGAAAAATACCGAAGAAATAGTCGTATCAGAGGCGAGCAGAGTGGAATATCACCAAATGTCTTTATGGCTAACCAGACACGTAAAGGGGTATAGATTTATGCCTGCCTTTAAGATGGGTATATGGAATGGTCAACAATCATACTTCAGAAACGGAAGAGTAAATCTTGGTTTATGGAAAGAATGTATGAAAGGTTGTAAAGAAATAGAAGTACCATTCATAGTTGAAAATAAAGAAGACTTTCCTATTAATAGAGATGTTACCTTAGAAAAGGTACAAGACTTCTGTAAAGAATTCTTCAAAGAACACAAAGTAAGAACAAAAGATGGTCAATGGGTTCCTTTCATGCCCTATGACCACCAAATAGAAGCAGCATTCAAGATATTAAAGAATAGATATTGTATGGCTGAGGTAGCCACATCAGGTGGTAAATCACTTATAATATCTATTGTAATGTTCTATACACTAAAACATATAGATCCAAATGCTAAATTCCTAATCATTGTACCATCAATAACACTTGTTACTCAATTCTATGATAATATAATTGAATATAACTATGGTGTTAATAACTTAGCTGAAATGAGAGAAAAGAAAATCGACCATATTATAAATGGAACTCATCTACCTTGCGATATAAGAGTTGAGGAAGTAATGTCTGAGAGACCAAGAAAATACTCAGGCACACAAGATGCTAACCTATATATCGGTACTTATCAATCACTTGAAAAATGGCCAAAGGAATTCTTTCAACAGTTCCATACAATTGCAACAGATGAGGCACACGGTGCTAAAGCTAAAACAATAACAACAATACTTAAAAAAACAGTAGGACATGCTTATTCAAGATTTGGTGTATCTGGAACTTTTCCACCAGATGATTCCTGTGAGATACTAACAATACAGTCAGTTCTCGGCCCTAAAATAACTGAGGTTTCTGCGCATGAATTAAAAGAAAAGGGTATAATTGCCCCAATGGAAGTCAAAGTGGTTCTAATGAATCACAATGATTTAGACTTTGATGATAAAATGGCAGAAGCCAGAAGAGGTGGTAATGGTAAAGATGCCTTTGAGCTTGAAAAGTATTACATACATCAATCTGAAAAAAGATTAGAATTTATAAAGAAGATAGTTGATAAGTGTCAATCTAATACTCTATTATTATTCCACACGATTGAATATGGTCAAAAGATATTCAATAAATTAAAGGCAGAATTAGGTGACAAAGATTTCTATTACATAGATGGTGAAGTATCGGGTAAGAAGAGAGAAGAGATTAAAAAAGAAATGGAGAAGACCGATGGGAAAGTAAAAGTATTAATAGCTTCTTATGGTACTTTATCAACAGGTGTATCCATCAATGCGATATTCAATGTAATATTTGCCGATTCTTTCAAATCTGAACAGATTATAATTCAATCTATTGGTCGTGCACTTCGTTTACATGCCGATAAAATGAAAGCAATTATATTCGACCTTGTCGATATTTTCTCACCAAAAGTTTGGGATCACCCAAGAGGTGGAAATATTTTATACAAACATTTCAAAGAAAGAGAAAAGTTCTATAAGAATAGAAAGTACCCATATAAAATAACAAAGATAAACCTATGATAACTTGGACAGAACACATAACATTCGATGGTGAGAAGGCATTATATAAAGGAATTGATATTGGGATTTCAAGGGAACTAATACAAGATATGTTTGCTAATAATCCATTGTTACCAAATGATGAAGAAATTGAGAAAATATACAAGTCAAATATTTCAGCAATTAGGGATATAAAGTTGAATGAGATTTTATCTTAATGCTGGTGGTAAACCATATATGATGAATGAGTTTAATATTAGTTATATTTTCTCTTCATTTAGAAGAAATTAACCTCTATCTGGATATCTACCTTCTGGGAATTGAAGATAATCATTGGATTCTTTTGGGAAATCTTCATTTTGCATATTGAAAAGTTTTCTAGCACCACCTCTACCACTACTATCACCCATAAACGCGGCATAGAAGTTATTATCCTTTTCAAATTGTTTATTTAGATCATATACTCTATCACTCATCCACTCTATATCATCATCTGACATTCTAGTAATCCAACCAAGCGCTAGTGCAATTGTTAAGTCATAATGTCCTTTATATTCTTCTAGTGTAACCTTTAATGGGAAAAATTGATTCATATCATGTCTGAATTTATCATCTATTTCGTAGAAAATTTGCTCAGCTACTACTTTATATGTTTCATCAAATTCTTTATTAGCAATTGGATCAGGCAGACCCTTTTTCTTTTCTTCTTGTTGCTTAAAAAGATCATCTAAATAGTTTTCATATAATTTTATGTACCTCATAGTTTATATAATTTCAATTTAAGATCCTTATCCCCCTTTATCAGTCTGTGCCATTCACCCTTTTGTATGAAAATCTTACCTTCCATTTTTTGAGGTAATTTATTATCAAATTGAAACATCCAATTTGTCTCCTCAATTGGCTCAATTATCCTATCTTCTTCATCCCAGTGCCATTTTAACTCATCGGTATCAACCTCAGAATTGAATGTTCTGATATAATGATTGTCACTCTTTATCTCTGTAAATGGGTACATTACCAAGGTCTACTAGATTTTAATCCTAAAGCTTTTCTATATCTTGCTATATTACAAGACCAATATTTAGCTTTCCATTTAGGTCCTGGATTCTCACAATGATGTCTTGCTCTAAATGATTTAGCTCTTGCTGCACTTGCATTTCTAACTTTACGACTTGGATCACCAAAAGTAACTTTTACAACATTACCCTTAGCATTTTTAGTATAAACCGCAAACTTTTTAGGACCACCAGGTGTTCTGAATGGTTTATTCAATTTAACCTTTCTTCCTCTGTGTTCAGCCTCATTCAATCCATCTTCTTCATATACTTCAAATGGCACATCTAATATTACATTTTGTCCTTCGTAAACACCATACTTACCAGCATCAGTACCAATAAGCCAAGTATCATCTTCGTCTAATTCGATTTTACCACTTTCATATAGTTCTCTTGTTTCATTCACTAAATTTAACCAAGCATCAGATTCAATTCTGAAAACACTTTCTAAAAGTGTCATGCTGTTATCAACGTGGTACTTAAGACCATCACTGAAATTTTCAAATTTTTTGATGTATTTCATAATGAATTATATATTAAATTTAAACCATTTAAAAATTTTTATATATATTTGTAGTATGGGACATTACAGAGAAATATTACCAAAGATGGTATCCATCTCAAACAACTCTCGATTAACTAACGAGGTGGCAGTTTCTATTGCCGAAAAATTGAGTCCCGAAGAGTTCCACAAATTCCAAGAATGGATGAAACTAGTGGAACAAAATACACAAATCCAAAAGAACAATATTAAAAGATTCGGTCACTTCTGACTACATGATTATTAGTGAAGATTAATTACACAAATAAATTAATTAATCAAAAAATAAAACTATAATCATGAAAGAAATAATCATCGAAATAAGAGACGCTGAAGGTGGCGAGGATGCCAAATTACTTGTTAAAGATATGGCAGACATTTACCTTAAATGGGCAAATAACAATCAAGTTGAATCTAAAGTCTTAGAATCAAGAGAAGGATTTGTATCTATCTGACTGAAAGGATATGATGTCAAATCAGTATTTGAAAACGAAGTTGGTAACCATAGATGGCAACGAGTATCACCTACTGAAAGAAGAGGTCGTGTACACACAAGTTCTATAACCGTATCAGTATTAGATAAGTCAGATTTTGAAAAGAGATCAGTCAATATCAATGAGAAAGATGTTGATGTTAAATACACAAGAGGAAGTGGAAATGGTGGACAAAATAGAAATAGAAGAGAGACCGTTGTTGTATTAACACATAGACCAACAGGAATTGTTGTTAGGAGTGAGTCACAAAGAACTCAACATCAGAATGAACAAATAGCCTGGGAGTTACTTAAAAGTAAATTACAAGTGATACAAGATAGTAACAAAGAGACATCACTCAGAAATAAAAGAGTTACTCAAACTGATAGATCAGATAAGAGAAGGACATACAGACTACAAGATGGATTTGTAATAGACCACATCACGAATAAAAGGATAGACTCTAAACAGATACTCAAAGGTAGGATTGAACTTCTACACTAATAAAAAACCCACTCATTTGAGTGGGTTTTGATTTATTTATAATTTGTCATATCCAATGGTGGATTAGATGGAGTTGGTGTAGTAGAAGCAGTTGCTAATAACAATAAGCTACTAAGAGCTGTTTCGTATGTTGAACCAGTTGCCCAAAGACCTATCTGAGGCATTGAAGCGACAAAATATTCTGGACTATAAGTTGGTATTGAATAGGTAACACCGCCAGAGCTAACTAACTGCTGACCGTTAACGCTTTTTGTTTGGTAGTATATACTAACAGAATATCTAGGATTCGTCATATTGATATTATAATTTTATGTATATATTAAGTTATAAAACTAAAATTATGCAACATCACTACTCATCATTAATGTGTAGTTGAATGTATTGCCGTGTTTCTTGATATGATTTCTAGCCAAATTACATAGTTGTTTGAAATCGGAATCTCTTGAGAACACCTGACAACCTTCTGACCAGTTATTAACGTCATTTCCACCCGGATAACCACGGTGTATGTACATAGCATGATTGCCACTTTCAGGATTATCCTTATTGGTGAATGTGATATTATCACTATCCCAAACATTATCTCTATATGCTAATTGTGTACCAACACTTCTGAATGTAGGTCTAGCCTTCATAACAGTCTTATCCTCCGGTTCTTCAGCTTCATAGAACTTATAGATATTCAAGTATTGAGCAGGTACTAATATACCAAGACCTTTCTTTCTATTTACAGAACACCAAGCTTTCATTTTTTCTTTGTTCCTTGACATCCACAATCCAGGTATTGTACTAACTGGCCAACTTTGAGATTCCCACTGGCCACTGTCGTTTTTCCATATAGCCCACATTTTATCCTTGAACTTATTAGAGTAAGCTTGTCCTTCGTATTGGTATCTAACACCAACAATGTTTATATAATAAGGCTTGTCAATAATCTTGTATTTCTTATTATTCATCGCATCAATTATCTTCTGAACATCTGGGTTAATATCACCAACTGGCTCAGTTACAACTGGTTGTGGTGCATTAGGATTATCACTAGCTGATAAACTAACAGTTTGCCCATTTGGTGTCTTAGCATCTGGTGTCTCTGAACCATTTCCATATTTTGGTTTAAAGTCAGCAGGCTTTTTAACCGTAACATCATTCTTCTTAACTGTTGATTTCCAACTATCCCCAGCTTGTGGGTCATCAATTCTTAAATTAGGATCAACCGATGTGTCAGTTCTAATACTAGTAACCGCACCATTATCATTTATATAAACATTGTGTGATAAGAATTTCGGATCCTTAAGAGCTTTATATTTCTGTAAAATCTGTATGAATGCTGGATTTGGCACCACAGGAGCGCCCATATTTCCCAAGAAAGGACCAGCAAAATTACCCAATAAGTTATCAACAAATTCATCAAACCAATTTAAGAAATTTGTACCAAGAATAGCTTGTTGGTCTGGGTGAGCATCACCCAAATTAATTCGTCCAAAGTTATCTTTAAGGTTAACATTAATACCATCATTAATAATATTAATGTTATTATATTTGTGGTCTAATTTTAATCCCTCATCATCATTAACATACACTTGTGTCTTGTGATCAAAAATCAATGATTTCATAGAAGTATAATTACTCCCAGACATTGATTTTAACTTCTTTTCCAAGTTAATATTATAGTGATCTGAAAAGATATATTCGGGTTTGTAGATATTACCTTGGTCAAAAACAACGGTAACAACCTTTCCTTTCTCAGGAATACTAACCATATGTCCACTTAAATCTTTCCAAGGGGTTGCCCAAGGAATATCATCAACAGGAATCTCATCAAATAAATCTAGAACTCTAACACGAACTCTTCCGAGTTTTTTAGGATCCTGATTATCTTCAACAATACCAATATAAGTTTTGGAACGATCTACATACATATCGGAATATATATTAAAAGGGGTTCTCCCTATGGAATTTATCCACCAAGTGCACCACCTAATGATTCACCAAGGAAATCTCGAAGACCATTTTGAATATCATAGAAGAATCTAGAGTTTGGATTAGAAGCTCCTCCTGGTGGTTTATATACATTTGTAGGAGCACTCATTCTACCAATACCCATAGAGTTTCTAATTTTATCAATTGAATTATTTAATAATCTAGCTCTTATGTTTATTGCAGTATTAACTCTATTAATTGCAGCTTTTTTAGCAGTCTTTGCTAAATTTTTAGCAGCTTTCTTAGAAGATGCCTTGAACTTATCTAAAGTTGACATCTCATTTCCGCTGTTATCTGTGTCAGTCGGTACTTCTGGATTTTGACTATCTCTACCAGCTGTACTAGATTGGTCAGATAATCTATATGATTCCAACATTACAGGAGTAGGCTGTGGAGCAGTAGTTGTTATAGAGGATCCAGTTGCTGAAACATTATTAGTTTCACTTGTCTTAACACCAAATGGATCCATTCTATCATTTATCAATGATACATATTGACCACCTCCAGAATATTGTGGATCTGGTTTACCATTTGCAGATTCAGCATTTGTGAATTTAGGAACCCACTTTTCAAATCTTAAACTTGAAAATTTATAGTTGAATGACATTTCATAACCATCGAATACCTTAGGTGAGTCACCTAAATTTATCTCAGAGTCATGTGGCATTTTGTCAAAAAACATTTGACACTCATATAATGAATATACATATCTTGATAAATTATCACTTAAAATCTCTACACCATTACCACCTTTTATAGCCTTTCTAACTCTTTTGAAGTTTCTAAGCTCAGTCACGATTATATCACAATCAAATCTTAATAAATTTTGAGGAATTATATTCTTACCATTTATTTTAGACCAGTAAAGTAATTTGTATAAGTGAGCCATAGAACCAATACTCAAAGAAACATCTTCTGTGAATGCCAGTTTAATAACATCTTTTCTATAATCAACAAAAGCTTTAGATTTGTCACTTGTATTTGATTCAACAAGATTCTCTAATCCAGAAACTTTTTTAAGATAGTAACTTAGATAAAATCTATCTGACTTTATATCAGTACCAGTACTTGTTATTGGAGTATCACTTTTGAAAAATTTGAAAAATTGTCTTTTGAAATTTGATATAATATTCGACCTACTACCAACCTCTTTTAAGTAACCAAATTGGTTTATGAAGTCTTCAACAGCACCATTAAAAAGTGGTGAAGTATCACCGTGTATAACAATCTCAAACCCAAACATAACTGGGTCATTATTCTCATACGGTGTTTCTACAAAATTACCAAGTCTATATGGGTTCTGAGGATTTGCCTCACTACCATCAGTTGTGTGTTCAGTATCTTTCGATATTTTAAAAGGTGTTCTACCATCAATGTGTAATCCATGCCTAAAGAAATCAGTAGATTGGTCATTGAATATTTGATAGAAGTTTCTAGTAGGAAGAGGACCTTCTTCCTCTGTCCATCCCTCATTTAAATCAAATCTACCAGATGTATCAACTGGTTTTAGATTTTCAGAATTTATCAAATTACCTTCCCAGTCGGAGTTTACATCCTTATATCCAGGGTCATTAACATTAAAATTATATTCATCATTTGGTGTGAATCCCGGCTTAATACCAGCACCAAGAGATTTAGGAGATCTACCAGAATCACCACCAGTTCTGTTTACACCAGACTGAGCTCTATCCTTTATCTGATCAACAGAAGGATTACCCTTATCGTTCAAGTCATTAAAAAACTGATTTAATTTATCAGGCATTTCTCAAGTTTAATTTTATTATATATTAATTATGCAAGATTATCTAACTGATCAAGACCTAAATCAGAGTAGAATCTATTACTATCTCTCTTAGATGAGTTCAATTTAGCATAAGGCTTACCTGTACTTGCCGCAGAAATTAAATTAGGTAAATAATCAAAGTGCCATTCTTCAGTGGCAACCGCTCTAACAAATCCAAATCTCCAAGAATTCTTTATCAACCACTTATAAGTCTCACTATTTAGTGGTCCATTATTCGCAGCCTTTCTCGATCCGGTATTTAAGTCCATACCAATTCCATTTCCATGATTAGATGAACCAGGAGGAGCAGCTAAGTTTCCTTTACCAGCTAAGTAAGCATCATATAATTGTTTCTGAGAACTTGCTGAAACTTTAACACCTGATTCAGATGTTGTATTTATAGGATCATAAGGTGATCTAAATCCAGAAGAAACTTTAATTGATATACCATCTTTTGCGGCAGCTTCCTTCATACTCAAGTAAGCATCGGCTATATTAACATTGACCGGTTTACCATCAATTTGACATAAGGTCAGTTTATTACCATTGTTATCAACATAAGTACCAGGCAATAAATCCAATTTATGTTTAGTATTTGGTACTTCAGGTGGCGTCTCAGTCGGATTTGAGGATGTTGCTCCAGCTGGTGGTGCTTGATTAGCATTATTATCTGCTGGAACAGGATTATCATTTATCTGACCAGTTTCCTTTTTACCTGGAGGTGGCGTAAGCTTTCTCTCTTCATCAGTCAACCCAAGTTCTCTCTTAATTGCTTTAACAACTTGTTTGAATTTACCCTCAGAAAACACAAATGATATATCAACAATCAACCAATCACCTTTAAGTCTATCATTTGTAAGACCTATTGTTGGAGTTGAAGATGGATTAACAAATCCTATATAGATTTTTTGAAACTTATATAAGTTAAAATTCGGATTTGGCAATTCAATATCAATTGATATTTTTACCAACTCATCTAGATTCATTCTGTTCTGTACAACGGAATAATTAAAGTTTTTATGTGAGTTATCCATATCCAATTTACCCATCCAAACACTTGAATAGTTATCCTTGAAATATTTCTCATCTTGTGGAGATGCTTTTAATATTACAGTTTGTGTTCCTTCTGATGTGATGGAATCAACATCGAAAACCAGAAAATCCTTATTCACATCCTCATAGAATTTAACCTTTGATACATATCCCTTTTTTAAGGAAATTGATGTCGAGTCATTTCTAACCTTGAACTTACCAAAGTACATACAGCTATCCTTGAATGAACCATCGTTAGTTAATCCAAGTGAGGTTATTCTTTCCTCTTCTTGCTTACCACTTTCTTTTGAGAATCCACCACTATCAACACCAACATCGTTCTTTGTATCTCTACCAAGCTCTTTCTCAACATCAACATAGTTGAAGCTATAGTAGTAATCTATATATCCTATCAAGAATGAATTATCTGATTTATATGAGTTTAGAATAATATCATCTAAAAACTGGAAGTTTCTCTTACCAGCATTTATCCATGTCATGGCATCGTCACTATTATCAATATTGGAATTGAATCCAATACTCATTTCCTTACAAACATCTTTAATAACATCAACACTAGTTTTCTTATTGTAAGATTTGTATTTCTTTAGATATAACTCAGGTATATTTATGGTTCCAATAATGGTATAGCTATTGTTTCCATTATCCTGGAAATTCTGAACCTTAAATTCAAGGTGTATTGACTTTAGATTCTTTGATTTAGAGTTTATGAAAACTTGCATCTTTGTGTCGTCTAATGGAAACCCAACAGACTTCATAAAATTAAATGTATCAAAGAATATGATTTTACACTTTGGAATAATACCATCATGGTAAAGAGCAAAGTATTTTATATCTGAATAGTTTATTTGATATCCATTATACCAAACGAATGGTAAATATCCAAGTCCTTTAGCAAACTCTTGTCTATCAGCCTCATTAGATGGCATTTCCATCTTAATTGGATCCAATTTAATAGTAGGATCAAATACTTTTGATATACCAGGAAATTTACCATCCGGATTTTTACTATTTGAAGTACCATCATTTGAACCATATACCTCCTCTTTTGAACTTTCTTGTGCAATTGGTTGATTTGGGTCGGTAACCGTTGGTACCGATTGTGTCGGAGCAACAACTGCTTGTGATTGAGTAACACCATTTGTAGATTGTGGTGTAGATTGTGTAGCGGTTTGAGTTGGTTGTTGTATAGCTTTTATTCTATAAATGATTTCCCATCCACCACCATTCTGAGTTGTGGTGAATGTATTCACTACATTATTTGTCTCACTTTTTATTAACTCATAATCTACTTTAGATGGTATCTTCTCTTTCTTTGTAAATGAAATTTTAAAAACGTCTTCAACCTTCTTCTTTAGAAGATCAGCAAATATAGAAAAGTCACCAACAACATTACTATTTAACTTATCATAATCAAAAGTTAATTCAACACTGATTTGTTTCTCATCACTGTTATCATTTATCGGACTTAGTAAATCAGATTTGAAATTACTAGTATTATAATAGTCCCTAAGAGTATCGGGTATAGTTGAATCTAAATAATCATCATCTCCTTTATAATTGGATTGATAGTCACCAACTTTAACTTGTGAACTATCCTGACTTAAAACTCGAACATGTACAACAAAATACTTACTCATAAACTATTTATTAAATAAGTATGTTTCTATTAGAAATTATTACCACCTATTACCACAGTACTTCCTTCTATCCTAACTGGATCAGCTGGCTTCTCCAATACTACTGGTGGTAGAGAATATCCTTGAGATAGATAACTTTCTCTATTCTTATCCCTCTTGGTGGTCTTATTCGTATTGATAATTTTATTTTGCACCTCTTTTGTGGATTCTTCCACTATTCTATAAAGGTTAATTCTATCAGCTGGTGGATAGTTTATAACTAAGCCCTCCTTTATATTAAGAGGATTATCTATATAATTTATACGCATTATTAAATCAACATAATCATCAGTCCCATATAAAGACTGGCACACTAGGTCTATCCTCATCTCCTCACCCTTTTGAACAGTATATTGATATAAGGTAACATCATTTTTATACTTAAATGTTAGCTTACTTAAGTCATACATTCCGGTATCGGAGTCTCTTTTAATATTTTCTAAATCATACAATTTCATAATTAACCTGGAGTTATATTTGGATTAAATGAGTTATTCAATTCAGATGAAACAATTTCAGTTGAATTGGCATCTGGGTTTATATTACCAGTATTTAGTAGAGTATTTCCAACTCTAGTTTCACCTGAGTTTCCTGTTCCAGATACCCCAGTACCCGGATTCTCAAATGCGTCACTAGATGATATATTACTTTGTCCAGGAAAATTAGGATTAGTAACAGTTTTATCACCAAATGAGGTAGTTGGCACACTTTGTGTTCCAACTCTATCAACATCAGGAGTTATGAAATCAGCATCCACCTTAGCGACATATAAATCTGGTTTAACCTTAATAGTCCTCAAATAACCAACATTAAACTTTGCTAATATTTCCTGAATACCTAAATTTCTGGCATTTTTAAGGGTGAATTCAGCTTTTATACTTGATGGTAGATCATTGAATGCTAGCTCTGGACCAAGTGTGACAGTAACAGACTCAACAAGCATATCTCCGCTACAAAATACAGGTCTAAGTGGATTACCAATTGTTATATGCCAAGGTGTGGAAGGAGCACCAGTTAAGGCATTTGTAACACCAATTAGTCTCTCCTTGTATTTTAAGGCCAATCCTTTTATAGCGGTTGCTTCAATTTCTTTAAACGCATTTAAAAAATCAGTAGCCATCTGCTCATCATCCCTCTCTTCGTCACTATCATCGCCATTAAGCGCTTTTTTAATTTTATCAACAATCTCAACCATAGCAGAAGTAATCTTACTCACGATTTCATCTATTGCCTCAAGTGGTCTCGATGTCAATTTTTTTATAAATCCTCGAAAACCTTTGGCAGCATCAGAATTACCACCCAGATAAAATTGAGATTCTGAAGAGGAGAATCTAAGAACGGTATTCATAATATCCATCCAAGCAATTGTTGGATCAACACCGGCTATAAATTTCTGTTCCCATTCACAAACCATTTTTATAGATATTGTAGCTTTAAGTGTACTTCCTGGCTCACTATATCCAATAGTCTTTCTCTTCTTTGCCTCTTTAATCAAGTTTGGATGACCGGCTGGTATGAAGTCTTCAGTATCGGATTTTATTATCCCCAATTCTTTCATTATTTTTCTTTGAAAAATTTCAGTAAAACCAGGTAATGGAACAGCACCCGCGCCACCAGCAGCATAACTACCTAGTTTACCTAAAACTGCTTTACTAATATCCTCACCAAGTTCGTTGAATATTTTAGTAAAATCTGCTTCAGCTGAGTCCCATTCTTCACCCAACTCAAATGATATGAAATTCTCACCCTCAGGTACCCAAGATATTAATGTTGATATCGAATTTTGAGCGATCGTATATGGATCATCTGCCACGGGCGATCCAAATCTTCTGGCAATCATTAATCTATTATTAGGATAAACACCAACATTTTTCAAATAGGCAAAATCCATGGCGGTCAATTTTAAGGGATTAAATGTATTGCCTTTCTCAGTAACAAATGTGGAGTCTAAAATTCTAAGTATATTATTTAATCTAGAATCATAAATATCATCGGAGTGTATTTTTCTCCTATCAGTTGGTAAACTTTTTTTATCATCTAATGCACCAGATGGCCAGGGAGAAAATTGAATTGTTTTATTCCCAGGACGATTAAATTTAGAAGCCACCATTGCAGTTGATTCGTAGTCTGGACCTGGATCACCAATACGTGAATCAAGTGTTATACCAAGTGGAGATGCATTTAACTTTGACATCTTAGATTAATCCTTTTTCTTATATATAAAAAGATTAGTAATCTCTAATGATTTGTGAGTTGGAAAATTTTGATAAATTGCTGAAAACATCATCTATAACTTCCGGATTTTTTCTAAATTCGTTATAGAATATTAATACATTAAAATTGTTTTCACCGAGTATTTTTTTAAGATTGAGGAGTTTTTCTATCGAGAATTCATTATCAAAATCGGGTATGTAATATATGTCTTTTTTCTTATCTATTGCTTGTTGAATCTTATTGAAAATTAATATCTTTAAATACGTCCTATCATCATTAAAGTCGACTTCTTCTTCATCAACTATCTTTTTGATATCAATTATATACTTATTCTTTATTCGATTTACTTTGACGAACTTGTCAAATTTCTTACGAGTCTTACAATAAACACAAAAGAACTCCATGTTATATTTTATTGCTTTTTGATAAATTCTCATTAGCCCACATAGGTTGTAAATTACTAAGTGAATTTATTATATGTAAAGGAGTATTTGGATCAAATTTAGAAACAGGTATTATATGATCAATATGCCATTCTCCATGGTTATCCCAACTCATACCATCCTTAAATAAAGATTCTATGTGAACTCTAAGATCATCTGGTGTGTACTTTAATAACTCTAATGAGGTTTGTGTCTTCTCACCACCGATTCTATCTATACAACTTCTCAACATATTTCTACATGCCTTCACATGAGGGTATTTTTCTCTATATCTTTTATCATACTTTTTAGCTTTCTCTCTATTAAGAGACCACCACTCTTTATAATAATCGGAATTTGATTCTCTATAATCTTTAATATCACTTGAATTTTTAGATCTATATGACTTTTGGTAAACTTTTATAGAGTCACTATTTAGAGTAGCATATTCCTTCTTCTGATTAACGATATTTTCACTATTTTTCATATAATACAACTTACATCTTTTCCTATCACATGATTTGCAAATTCTACACAAACCATCACTGGTGTTTTTATTTTTAGAAAAATCAGATACCTCTTTATTGTTATTACACTTATAGCAAAATTTCATAGTTGAAAATATATATAAAAAGGAGATCCTCTCCTCGAAACATTTAAGTTTGAGTTTTACATTTTAATATATAAAATAAAACTCAAACTTTATGATAAAAATTTACGCCTTAACAGATCCAATTTCAGGTGAGGTTAGATATGTTGGTCAAACATATAGGAGACTAGATATAAGACTAAAAGAACACATATATGATTGCATAAGGAGACCTAGATCCTCACATAAAGTAAATTGGATAAAATTACTTATATCAAAAAATCAATTACCAAATATTATATTATTGGAGAGTGTTAAAAATAACGAAGTAGTTGAAAAAGAAAAATATTGGATGGTTAAATTAACCGGAGAGGGGAACAATTTAACAAATACAACCGAAGGTGGTGAATTTTGCACAAAAGGATCTAAGCTATCAAAAGATATAAGAGAACATATGAGTGAGAAAGCTAAAAATAGATCAAGGGGGAAGGGCAATACTATGTGGGGTAAAAAGCATAAGGAATCATCTAAGAAAAAAATGTCAGATAAAAAGAAAGGAATCTATGATGGTGTCAAAAATCCGAGAAGTAGGAAAATATTTGAATATGATACAAATAATAAAATTATAAGAGAGTGGGCATACTGCAAAGAGTGTGCAGACTTTCATAACATCTCAAGAGGAAATCTATCAACATTTGCTAAAATAAACACACAAATGGACGATGAAAATGATGATATTAAAAAATATAAACTACTAAAAGGTATAGTTTTCAAATTTAAGTAATCCCTTTTAATATATAATAAATGAAAAAATATAGCGAAAAGTTCCTTAATGATTCCAATAAACTGAAGACATCGAAAGTTGGTATGGAATTTGAATTCTATCTAAAGGATCTTTCCTTCTTTAAGACTCTTGAGATGTTAAATCAAGACTTATCACCTGTTAAAGTTTGGGGGTTTAGGCAATATCACTCAGATTTCATACCAGATGAAAAGAATTTTAAAATTGAACCAGACCTTTCTGGTGGTGCAAACATGGTTGAGTTAGTAACAGGACCATTAAGTTATTATGATGCAAAATATTATCTTGTTAAGATAATCAAGTTCATTCAGTCATATGGTTACACAAATGAGAAATCATCCATACACTTTAATATTTCATTTGAAGGAGAAAAGAATCTAAATGATTTGAATGCTCTGAAGTTAATACTTAGAACAGATGAGGATGAAATATACAGATATTATCCATCAAGAAAAGATAACGTCTATGCTAAAACAGTTAAGAAAATAATACCGTATAAGGAATATGACTTCTTTAATATTCCGATTGATACTATTAAAAATAACATGAGATTGCCAAGTGATAAATACTATGGTATCAATTTCATGCATGTTAATGAAAATAAAGATAAACAAAGATTAGAGTTTAGATATATCGGTGGAAAAGATTATGAAAAGAATATCGGTCAATTGATATACTTTATGGATAGATTCATAATCAACGTACATGAATGTATTGATACTCCATTTGATGCTGAAGATGCAAATAGATTAGAAGAATATTTGGAAACAAATATTTCCCTATTCAAAAACTTCTCAAAGTATGATAACTTCATAGTAGAATTTCCAACTATACAAATTCAAATAGACCAAAATGGAAACTATGATAGTGTATCGGCTTATTATCCAAAAATTTATAATAGAATATTTAACCTAATAAATGGTAGTTCTGATTTAAAAGAATGTATAATAAACTATGTTACAACAACACAAACTATGGAGGTCGTTGATGCAACAGTAAAAGGTACATCTAATATAAGTGGTTATGACTTTGTAAATTGCAGAATTGAAGGCATATTTGAAGATTGTCTATTCACTGGTTCGGAAATAAAAAATTCACAATTAACTAAATGTGGATTGGAACATGCTGATGTGGAAAACTCAAAAGTATTAAATTGTAGAGTTGAAGGTTCAGGATTAACTGGTTGTTACTTCATGAATGGATATCTAAATGGTGATATGTTTGGTGGTGTATTTAGATCTGGTAAATTAGGACCATATGCAACTATGGATTCAGATGTTAAAGTTGTTGCTGACTCAGATAACTTCTTTGATACAAGATTCGAGGAAGAAGGTGCTAAAGAAACCGATAAAGGTATTATTAAAGCATTTGGAAAATCAACACCTAAGTAATGAAGTTCTTGAAAAAATACGAAGCATTTGATTTTAAGAATGAAGGAATACTTATCAGCCACGAAGAGGTTGAAGAGTGTTTTGAGGAATTAAAAGACGATGATTGGATAATTAGAATAAATTATGATTCTAAGTTTGTAGATCCCAAAGTTGATAATCAACAAGGAAGAATATCTATGAGTTTTGTTCCATTCCTACAAATAAGAATATTGAAGTTCATGAAATCATCTGAAATTTTTCAACAGCTAATGGACTCAAATGAGTATAAAGAAGCTATAGCTAGGTTAAAGGATAGACTAGAAGAATATGACCACTTTATAAAAACTGAACACATGGAAAGAATAACTGGTGGTGGATATCAAATAAATATTTTAATATATAGAAAAACTGATGAAAATTTAATAAAGTAGTATGATAAACAAATATAAAAATTTTATAAATGAAGAAGTTGGTCTTCGTAATATCAAGAAGATAACAGCAGGTCACAATACCTGTGAGATTTATTTCCACAAAGACTTAGACGGTGTTACTTCAGCTGTGGCAATGAAGGAATTCCTTAAAACATACTACAAGATAGAAACAGTTGACTGTCATATCATTCAATATGGTGGTTTGGAATTTGCGATTAAGAATCACAAACCTGGTAATTTACCAGTTTTAGTTGACTTTGCTCACTCAAAACCAATGTTTACAATAGCTACTGACCACCACGATAAACAAGCTGGTGCTGAAGATACAGAATCAACTTATTTTAAGTCTGCTAGATCAAATGTTGAAACAATTTCTGGTGAAATTTCATATGGTGAAATATTCACACAACAGGATATTGAATTAATAAAAACAGTAGACTCTGCAAACTTCTTAAGATTCGACATTAAACCAGAAGATGTTCAAAACTCAATATTCAAATATAAGAGAGAACAATCAGCTGAGAAAAATAGATTCATGATGGGATTTGTTGTTAATAGACTACTATTAGCATATAAGAATAAGAGAATAACAGTAACATCATTAGATGGTAAAAGAGACCATGTTAATAGAAACATACTTGAGTGTTTAGTACTTGACTCAACTGCAAGTTTATACTCAATGTTCAACAACATTCGTCATTATATTAATAATGCAAAAGTTAGTGATAGAGCAGGTGTTTTAGCAAAACCAGAAGAGATTGCTAAGAATCTTTCTAACTACATAGACAGAATGAAAAATTATAGATTCATCGAAACAGAAGAAGGTGAGTCTGTTGAATTTGATCCAACAAATTATAGACACCAAAAGCAATCTAAAGAAGGTGCTAAAATATCAAAAGGTGTTCACTATGATAAAGACTACGCAATCATATCACAATATGGTGGTGGTTCTATGATAAAACCAGGTTCATATGATAGATATGTGCCATTCAAAAACTTCCCAGATGCTAACTTTATTTGTATTGTTTGGCCTCTTGGTCTAATACAAGTTTCTTGTAATCCATTTAAGGAGAAGAAATTGAAGAATATTAATTTGGGTGAAATCGCTAAAGAAGTTTTAGCGAAACACGAGCCTTTATTATCAAGATTCTATGTAACATTACATGATGTTAAAAAAGAATATGAAACATCACAAGACTGGAAGAAAATGCAAAAAGAAGAAGGGGAAGACTATGAAGGAGTTGGTTTCAGATATTCAGATTTAGAAGCATTCTATTCAGATTGTATCTATAAAATGAAAAAGAGTGGTCCAGAACTTGTTGATATTAAAGACGAAGACTTAGAAGAAACTATGAATACTGTTTATGATAACTTATCAGATGATGAGAAGTCATACTTAAAGAAATATAAAATATCAGTTTGGGATATAGTAACAAGAAATAGTGGTGGTCACCCATCAATTACAAATATTCAAGGTATGAACTTTATGAAGTATAACAAAGAAATGCTTAAAGTTGCATACGACACTGAAAAATATACTGATGTATTAAAGAAAACAGCAAGAGATTTCATAAACGTTCTTAAAGAGAAAATCGATGCTGCTAACAGAGGTGAGAAAGTTGAATACGATACTAAAGGAATTGAATTCACTGGACAAGATACAAATGAGAACTTTGAATATCAGTTAGTTGGTAAAGATGGTGTTTCAAAAACTGTTTCAAAAGAAGACTTTATTAAAGCAGGTGCTGAAAAGGGAATGAAGACAGATAGAAAAAGTCTAATGACAATAGATAATACTAATAAGAAAGTTATTGCTAAATTTGAATCATTTGTTAATGAGATAAAAATGTTTGGTGATTCAGATGAATCATCTGAGGATGACGGACATATGGTACCATCTTCATGGAAAGAAGCCGGAGATTCACAAGATGAACCAGTAAATAACAAATGGGCAATCTTCGCTGGACTTGGTGGTGGATTCGGTGGAGCAAATTTTACAGGTGAAGTATTCACTGGGACTAAAGAACAGGCTGAATCAAGAGCTTATGGTGCTGCACAAGAAGAATATGATTCATACGAAGGATCTCATGGATTAAGAAGTATCAATGATATAATGGATGAAGATGGTGTTGATGAGGAAGAAGCAATTGAAATCTATAACGAAGAAAGAGAAAGCTGGTTAGACTATTGGGTTGAACCATATGATCCAAAAAATCATAGATAATATGAAATATCTAAGACTATATGAAGAGTTTGATCAGAATCTAATCGATAAACTAGTTCAAGATACAAAAAATACCGCTGATGAACACGGTGTTAAAATAATCTTTGAAAACACATTAACAGTACCATACGCAGTAGGTGGTTTCCCTTGTTCTGGATACTTTGTTGACTATGGTAATCCAACCTTAGCAGTTGCTATGGGTAAGCCAGTTGACCAATGGGTTATGGTCTTAGCACATGAGTCATCACATATGGATCAGTGGATAGAAAAATCATCAGCTTGGACAAATAACTTTGTTAATGGTAAAGAATCAGTTGATTATATAGACGAATGGTGTAATGGTAAAGATATATCAGAAGAAGAACTTAATGATTTGATAAAAAGATCAATAGGTGTGGAGTGGGATTGTGAAAGAAGAACAATCGAAAAGGCGAAAGAATATAACTTACCAATTAATATTAAAGAAGAAACACAAAAGGCAAATTCATATATTCTATTCTATACTATGTTAAAAGAAACAAGAAAATGGAATAAACCAGGTCAAGCACCTTATCAAATAAAAGAAGTTTGGTCACAGATGCCCGATACATTTGATATGGATTATTCTGTTGTACCAGATGAAATTAAAGAGTTATATCTTAAATATTGTTTCTAATATTTAACCATAACCTTCATAGATTCATCTATTGAATCACCATTTAGAATACTATCTATCCTTAAATCTCTTTTAGTTTGTTTATCAAATCTTAACATTATTGAATTTGGTGATAAGTAAAGGTCTACATAGACTTTGAGTTCCATTAACTCACCCATATAGTATATCCCTTCTTCTTTTGAATCAACAGGTGATTTCTTAAAATCAATATGGTTTTCCAATACATTGGCAACATCAACTGATACTATCAGATAGTTGAATTTCTTATGGTTTATCTTTTTGATATTTTGATATATGTGACCCGACTTTAAGGTGTAGATTGACATATCATCTAGTTCGTGACCACAATCAACATTTGAAACATCTATAATCATGAAAATATCTCTTTAATTTTATCATCTCTCATCTTTCTCAAATTCTTAATAACAACCTTAACTGAGGAGAATTTACAATCATAAAGATTATAATTTACCACATGAGACCAACTTCTCTCATTTATAGGGAGATCTTCATTTGAGATAATTGTATCATATGTCATATTCTGTATGGAATAAACTAAACTTTGAAATGGTTTATCACTCGCATATACTGTATATTCATCTTCTGCGTCGTCAATATCAGGGGAGATATAGATATTGGTATTTGCACCAGTTATTTTAGTCATTGAGAAAAAGTAACTCGGCAATGCACTTGTGTATCCAGAGGGAGATATGTTATCATATCCAAGATATTTATAAGTAGATTTTGAGACAAAAATATATTTACACGGGTGTCCTAAAGAAGAATCGATTGTTGATAGTAAATTTGCAATATCAACATCATTTGTTGGTGCATTAAATATAACTTCCTTAGCTTTGGATTTTAAAATCCCAATACTTTCAGTGTATATTTGTTTCAAACAATTTATTATAACACTTGGAGAAACGAGAGGTCCATTTTTTATCTCCGTGTAAACACCATTGGATAATGATGAATTTATATCACCACTATATAAATAATCAATAGAAAGTATATTTCTTTCAATTGTCTTTTTATAATCATTAAAAGACTCCCTCATGTGCATTTTATTAAAAACTTGGTAAAAGTTTAATATATACATAGTATGAGCCGTATTAAACTATTTGAATATTTCAATGTTGATGAAATCCAAACTCTGGATCAACTGATTAGTAAACTAAAAGAGTATAAAATACCATTTGAGTCTTGGGGAACAGGGTACTCAAAAACCACAGAACATTTATTTGATGAGCTAAAAAATGATGAGTGCTCAATCATAGATGAACAAGGATATCTAATAAGATATATTGAGTTTGTTGGTGTTAGAGTTTTCTACACAGACAGAGATGGTACAAAATACTATCTAAAAGAAGATAGACAAGTATTCAAGGATGGTAGAGAGAGAAGAAGAACAATGCAATCATCTGTTTCTGAGAAAATGAAATTTGGCGAGGATCCGATGTTGTCAGCATTCAGAGGTGTAGAAGAAGAACTTGGTATCAAATTAAAAGATGGTCAATTATTGAAACACAGAGATCTACAATATGATGGTGGTTCACAATCTTATCCTGGATTAAAATCTAAATATAAAGGACACGTTTTTAATTGTAATTTAAGAAGAGAGCAATATAGACCACAAGGTTATGTTGAAGTACAAAAAGATAAATCTACTTATTTTGTATGGGAGAAAATATGAAAATATCTTGCGGAATCTATCTTATAAATTCAGATAATCAACTACTAATCGGTCACCCAACTAATCACAAATCAAGTGTTTGGGCTATACCAAAGGGTAGAATGAATGAAGGTGAAACTGATTACTTTGAAGTAGCTAAAAGAGAATTAATTGAAGAAACAAACATTGATATAAATCAATTTCAAATTGAGAAGACCAAAGAATTTGAAATGATACGTTATAAAGAAACAAACAAATACCTTAAAGGATTTTTTGTTAAAGTTAATAATGATTTCAAATCACATGATATAAAATGTGACTCAATGGTTTATAGAAATGGTAATCCAGTTTTCCCAGAATTTGACGATTTCAAATGGGTTTCATTAGAAGATGCCAAATCTTTATTACATCCATTTCAAATAGCAAATCTAAATAGATGTCAAGAATTATTAGACTTAAATGAGAAAGTAATGAAGTTTAATCAATTTCGTGACAATTCTATAATGTAAGTAGTATCCTCTTTGAAGAAACTTATTGAACTGTGACTTATCACAAATATCACCATTAAGTAATGACCGGGTTTAACAAAGAAATAATCTCCTTTACTTGAATCATATAGTGCTCCCTCTGAAGTTACCATTCCACTATTAAAATCTATCAATCGGATAACGATATCCGGATTTCTTGGCCAATAATAAACATCAGGAAGAACAAGAGTAACTTGATATCCACCATATTCTTGTTTACTAATATATGCTATCTTTGGTGAATTGGTAACTGATGGTGTAAAAGTAAAAGGAACATACTTAACAGTATCAGTAGGTGTTGATTTTACTGATAAACTGAATAAGAATAATATTAAAATAATTATAGTCCTCATTTAATATATAGTAAAAATAAGCCACCACACTATGAGAAGAGACGTTGTAAAAGTCAAAAGAAGAGGAATTCACAGTAAGAAAAAGAGTTCCAGAAATAAAAAGTCTAAGAACTACAAGAAACCATACAAAGGTCAAGGTAGATAAGCAAAAAAAGAGGTCAGATTTTACTGACCTCTTTTTATTTCTCGATACTTTTCTTCCAATTCATCATGGAAGAAAGTCAGTGCTTTGTAGGGACTTAGCCCATACTCATGACACTTTTTGAAGTAATAACGATTGCTATATATCTGATCATCGGTATAACTAAACTCTACCACATGACCATCTTCAAACTTCTCATTATTCCTCTGAATAACTAATTTTAAGTATTCCTCAAATTCTATATCCATAATAACAAATATAATAAAAAGTAAAAAACTAACCAAATTCATGGCTGGTAAGGAAAAAAATTTTTACTTTTTTCAACAACTTTTAAAACCTTTGATTTTATTAGCATATAACATACATATTGGTGAAACGTCTTACCAATAAAACAAAAAAACAAAATAAAATGAACAAACAAGATTTAATTAACGCAGTAGCTGAGAGCACAGGCCTAACAAAGGCTGACAGCAACAGAGCAATCGATGCTTTTGTAAGTGCAGTAGAAAAGACTCTTTCTAAGGGTGGTAAAGTAACATTGGTAGGTTTCGGTACTTTTGAAACTTCTAAAAGAGAAGCTCGTAAAGGTCGTAACCCAAAAACTGGAGAAGTTATCCAAATCGCAGCTAGAAAAGTTGCAAAGTTCAGAGCAGGTTCTAAACTTTCTGAGTCAGTTAATTCCTAATAATTAATTACTCTTAGAAAACCCTAGACAATCGGTGGCGTCTGGGGTTTTCGTTTTTTAAAAATTCTCCATATATTTGGAGAAAATTTATTTATAATAATGGTATTAACACTCGTATCAATCAGCATCATATTAGGAGTATTCCTTATAACTCAAGTATATAAAAACTCTGATTTAGAAAAAAGACTAAAAAGATTAGAAGGGGACTTCGAACCACCTGTAAATGTTATAGTTGGAAAAATTCCCGAAAATATATCACTAAGTGATGTTGATCCAAAACACACACTAATCAGAGATGTATTGGAGTCCGCCAGACTGGAAGACTGGAAAGCAGAAGTTGAACAAGACCATCGTCTTAGTGGTAGCTTCGCTTATATGTTGGGATTTAATAATCCATCAAATACAGTAGAAATTAAAGTAAGATTCTACCTAGATGAGGAAACAAGAGGTAAAGGTGGTATATATAAACCAAGTATAGGTTTTCTAATAATTAAAACGACTGAATCAGTAGTATCTTATGACAAAGACGAGAATAAAGGAAGTGATATTGAAAATGAAATTTGTCTTTTTTTATGGGAAAATGTGATAAAATATCACAACAATATTAATGATCAGTTAAAAAGGGATTACGAAAATTCAATTAAAAATATAAAATCAAAATTGACAACTCTTAACAGAGATAGAAAATTAAAGAATATTATATAATGGAACTCATTTGTGTACTCCCACTGACAAACTTAACCTTTGGAAAAAAGTATAAAGTAACTAGATTTCAAGAAGGATATCATCTTGGATCTGATAAACCATTGACTGGATTGTGGGTAATAGATGATACAAATAGAGAAAAACATTGCTCAAGAAGAAGATTCATTGATATATCAGATTGGAGAGAATCACAAATAAATAAGATTATATAATGTATTGTATTTGTTGTAAACAAGATAAAATAAAACCCATGCCTCTCGGAGAAGAAAAAGTCAACGAGGAGTCTTATATATGGGATGTCATAAAGACAGAATTAAAAGACAAAGAATCACAAGAATATTTTGGAACAAAAGTTAGAATAGAAAATGCTAACAATAGAATGTGGGATGGTGGAATCGTACACGTTATAGACGCAGGGTATGGTAGTTCACACGACACTGACCAATATATCATTGCGATATGTGATGATTGTATCACAAAAGAGGTAGAAGAAGGAACACTTCTATATTATGGAAATTATTTTCACCCGGAATCAAACTGGACCAAAGAAGATAGGGAAAAATCTCAACAAATATTTCGCAGAAGAAAGAACTTAGATGGACTTGTTTAATATAACAAGTATGAAAGCACAAAAAGGTAACACAGTAAAAGTAAACTACACAGGTAGATTATCAAATGGTGAAATATTTGACACCTCAGATGGAAGAGAACCAATAGAGTTCCAAATCGGAGGCAATCAAGTAATCCCAGCATTTGAATCTTGTTTAATCGGACAGCCAGTTGGATTCAAAACAACTATCAACATAAAAGCAGAAAATGCTTATGGTCCAGTTAGAGAAGATTTGATAACAAAAATTACAAACGACAGACTTCCAGAAGGTGTACAAGTTGGACAAATGCTTTACGCATCAATCCAAGGACAACAAATCGGAATTAAAGTTGTTGAAGTAAATGAAGATCACATTGTTGGAGATGCTAACCACCCGTTAGCAGGTAAAGATTTAACATTTGAATTAGAACTTGTTGGTATTAACTAAAAAAAGGGAAGTAAAAACTTCCCTTTTTTATTTATAAATTTCTTGCTCTACGTAATAGACGATCTAGTCTATTTTCCATGTTATCATCCACGGTATCCATACCAATTATATCCTGTTTAGTGATTAACGCATATACCTTTTTCAATTCTGTTACAACCTCATTAGCACTCATTTTCTCTGGTTCATATTTCATAATCTCACTCTTTAAGTAATTTCTATTCTTGAAGTTAAGAACTGGAGCCCACTTACATATTGCCTTTTTATAATCATCTAATGTAGGGTATTTCTTTTTAACTTTTTTGAGTGCATTTATTTTTTCCAATATCTTCTTTGACTCAACATCAGTAATATCGGTCTTATTGAAATGTATATTTTCAAGTGTGTCTATCAATATATCAATATTAGAATAGATGTCAAGTAATTGAGGTAGTATCTTATCTTTTATTTTCCTAGGATCCAAAAATTGCATTACAATAATAGATAATGCAGCAACCGGTATTTTCATTATACCTTTTAATATCTTACCAATAAACTCCTCATTTACTGGTTCCATATTTTCATCGTTGAATGATTCAAATGTTTTTATGTGTTTCATAAGTTTATATATTAAAATTTAATATATAAATTATTATGAGAAAGATATTTGAATCAGAAGAATACCAAAAATACTTAACGATATCCAAACAGCTTTGGATAACTTTAAAAATGAATATGGAACAACTGGATATAGTATAAACAGACGTATTGATCAAGCTTCTATAATATTCTTTTTCGACAAATCATTAACGGAACAAATAACTTGGGCAATTCAAAAGGCACCAAATAGTATTGACAAATACTCAGATATTATTAAGAAATCACTCTATAAATCAAGAGGAGGTGAGTATTGGATATCTTTAAAGTTCGATGTAATAGATGATACAAACTTGTTAGAGATAACATCACCATTCCCAATGATGATAAAAGACCGTGTTGTTAAATCTGAAAAAGTGATAGAAAGTGTTTTAGATATATTAAAACCGGCTTTTAGTTGGATATCAGCCACTGGTAAATTATATAAGTTCTCTTCATTAGATGAAGAAACAATAATGGAGTATTTCTCTGATATGTTTGATGATTCAGAAGATTATAGTGTTCACGTTAAAGAAACAATGGGTATAAATCTTTATGAGATAGCAGTATCAACAAAAACAATACACAAAGGTGAC